CAATTCTATGACTTGGGACTCGTTCGTCTGCTCGCCTGCTTTATTCGCCCGCTCACTTTCTGTCTGACGTCCCTGGGATTCGGCCAGTTCCTTTTCCGCTGCTTCCAACGTCGCAAGGTTTCGCAGGTTATCCACGTCTTGCTTGATGGTCGCCGCTTCATTCATCAGCTTGTCAAATTGCTGGCGTTCCTCGGCCGTCGGGTCTCGCTTCTCGTTCTCCGCTCCGTTGTACACTTCGCGGGCTTGATTGATTCGCGTCGCCCGTTTTTCTAACAATTCTCTGATTCGTTCCATATTTCAAACCTCCTAATTGCTTGGCAATCCGCCGACCAGGCAATGGCCTTCGGTTACACGGACCGCATGTATTGACGATTTTCTGCCGGGCAACAAAAAACGGCAGCGATGAGTGGTGTGGGCACCCACACTGCCGTTTTCTGTTCTTCGCGCCACTGCCGATTGGCCGACCGGCAATGAACCCGGTTTATTGCTACTCTTCGAGCATTGATTGCTCGGCTTCGAGAATGGTTAACTTGCCCCGCAGCAATTCCCGGCCGTAACCCGGTTGCTGAGTTTGCCGCCACTGCTCGAGACTACGCATTGCGACGGATGTATCCGGATATGCCGGAAACGTACACGGTGACACATCGACGAGTTTTACCTTGCCAATCGTCCGCACTTCTTCACCATCTTCCGTCTTCCACTCGTCGCTGAGCGTGATAAATCCAAACGATGAGCCAGACACATCGCCGCGCTCGACGCTAATCGCTATATCTTGGCCAACGCTTGTCGACGGCAGGTCTACCTCATAGCGCAGGCCCTTCTTGTCTTCCTTCAATCGCAAGGTGCCCGCGACATTGCGGCCGATGATCCGTCCCCGCTCGTGGTCTACTAATGCGCGGATGTCATCGTTCTTGATTGTCTCGGTAAATGCGCCCGGCGCAATCCGCTCGCGATAATGTGAAAAGCCCAACGGCTGGCTGAGCTTGTTGAACACAGCCGCGTAGCCACGAAGCAGAACTGGCTCGTCCGTCCGTTTTTCGACCTGCATCTCCAGCGGCTCAATGAAGCGGCGTTCGACCGGCACATCCTCCGATTTCTTCTCGTCACTGGCGGCTTCGAACTTGATGTACTTGATTTTGTGCTCTTTGAGCCAGGCTTTCGCCTCAGCCACGCTGAACTTATCTTTGGGGAAGCGATACGCTTGCGGCTTTGTGTCGCCATCGGGATCGCTTTTCAACGGGCCGCCGTAGATCATAATGCCGTTGTCCAGCGTCTTGAGTACCTTGATATGCACAAAATCATTCGGCTCCCGAATACGCGCGCTATGAAAGTTCGGATATGGCATGAGTTGGTCCTCCACAAATACGATTCGCCATGTCAATTGATTCGGTCTGCTGCCAGTGCGCCAGCATCGGCTCCACTGTGTCAGCCGGGTTATCACCATCACGGTCGACCTCGTCAATCAATTGCGACCGGTGGCGCTGCACGTAGCTATCGGCCACGTCCTTGACCCTCAATGTGTTGCCATATACCGCCGCCACGGGCGCTAGCACCTTGCAAATGTGTTCTGTCAAGTCCGTATAGAGCCTCTCGACGCGCGAGCGGAAAGTCGCCGGCTTTTTCAACGCCGTGCGTAGCGCATTGACTTCTTTCGTCACAATCCGCGCCCACTTACTCTCGAATAAGTCACGTACAGCAATTAGTTGCCGCGTCGGCAAGCCTTTGACCTGCGGTTCTGGCCACGGCATACTTGCCGGTTTCATGTTGAGTGGTTCCAGGAATTCATCGAGGCCATCTGCCGGATTGAGATTCTCGCGTTGTCGGACTTCATTGCGTGACATCCAGCCGGTATTGACCGCGATTCGATAGGCCTCAAAGCGGGTCTTCGTATCCCCACGCATAACCGTATCGAATAGAAATTCACAAAATAGCTTCTGCCGTTCCTTCGCGCTGAACAGCTTGTAATTGGCTTCGTTTTCCCATCGGCGCGCCCAGGCCAGCAGCGTGTAGATGACAAATTCAATCTGTTGGTGTTCGATGTTGCTAAACGTAGCTCGATCCAACTCACCTAACAGGTGGGGTGGCACGCCAAACCAACGCGCAACATCCGTGACTTCAAACTTCCGAGTTTCGATATATTGTGCATCTTCCGGCGGAATCCCGGTTGCCTGCCACTCCATTCCGTCGGCTAAGACCGCGACACGATGCGCATTGTCCAAGCCTTGATATTTTTCCGCCCACTGCTTTTTCAGCCGGGCAAGCGCATCATCAGTCAGCGTGCCTGGGTGCTTCAGAACGCCGCCCGGTCGTGCGTTATTGGCGAAGAACTTGGCGCCGAATTTCGTCGCTGCGATACCAAGACCCAGCTCACGGGCCGCGTATTCAATCACGGGATAGCCGCGCAGCCCATCAAAACCCAGGCCCTTGATGTGCAGCATGTCATCGTAAAAGACGTGTGCAGTTCCGCCGCTTTTTAATCGCACCTTATAATGGACGACCCCATCGTCCGTAATCTCCGGCGTGACTCGATCCGGTCGCAACGGCCACAAGCCGATTGCTCGACCAGCGCCGTTACGCTCGATTTCAGCGTAGCCATTGCCCCACGTTAGCGCATGTCCCTGCAACGTTTCCCTGCATGTCTGCGAATCCATGTACGGATTCGGCCGGTCATGGATTAGTGTATAGATTGGGTGCTCTGGACGGCGTTGCCGGCCATCATCTTGACGTTCGTAAACAGGCAGCGAAAGATAGCTAATCGTGCCAGCAATTAAGTTCACCGCCCGCCAGACCGCCGAGTAACGTAGTGCCACATCTTCATCAATCTGCACGCCGCTATCCGTGTCGACGCCAACGCCGAATAATTTCTTGACCCAATACTGCGGCTCGCGCGGATTGCCGCCTTTGGTCCATTGCGCCCGCGCTGCTAAGAATTGGCTGATTGCACCCACTATGTATCTTCCTTCATCGCATCATAAAAGAGACCCGCGCCAGCGATGAACAACGCGACACAGATACCAACCGGCCGTGACCAATAGGTCGCTGCCAAAACCCCAGCACTACCAGCCATCAAAATCAGACCTATGATTGCAAGGTGTCGTGGTCTTCGTAGTAGCTCCGCTTTGGTGGTTCCGTCACTCGCGCGCGGCCGATCGCTTCCAGTATTGCAACGATGCCGTCAATCTTTTCGCTTGATTTTTTCTTAGACGGTTTGACATTGCCTGCCGAATCCATCTCGACCGCCACATTTCCTGCCATCCAACGAAGCACCGGATTGGCGCTGTGTGCCAGTTTTTTGGCCAATAATAGTTTTTCCAGTTCCGTACAGGCCGGTGACATGCTGACATAACCCTGTCCGAACGCTACGAATTTGTCCTCGGCAATATCGTCTGCGGCAAACTGTTGACGCAGTCCCTCAAAATTCCACCGGTCGAATGCGATCTCGCGCATGTCGAAACGCTGATAATCCCGTTCGAAATCCGCCTTGATCGTAGCGAAGTCAATTACATTGCCGGGCGTCAACTTGATAAAACCTTCTCTTGCCCACGCTACATACGGCACCTTGTCTTTCTTCTCTCGCTTTTCCGCGTTCTCCGCTGGCACATAAAATCTCACCACGACCCGCCACAGTTCCGATTCGCTATTCGGCGGAAAGAGCATCACGTACGTCGCAATGTCGGTATTGCTGGCAAGGTCAAAGCCCACAAAGCATGATTGACCGATGAGTTCGTTTTCAACGACCGGGGAGCTGCAACCATCCCAAACGTCTAATGAAATCCAACGGATCGCCTGTTCCGTCCGCAAGTTCAGATGCAACCGCTTGAACGTGTTTTCAAAGCGGGGGTTCTCCTGCGCTTTGAGGCACTTCGCTTTCAGATAATCGACAAAGACGCTGACGCCATAATTCGGGTTTGCCTTGCGCCATGTTGCAACTTTTGTCCAGTCGTCGTCTTTGTCCGCTTTGTAGATGACCGGCAGAAAAGCAGGGTCCCGGATTGTACCTTCACGGACTTTACATGCGTAATCATATTTCTCGTTGCAAATGCTGGGCCGGTCGTAATCGCTCGTCGTGATATGCAGAATCAATGGCTGCGCCCGGGCGCCCACCGATGTTTCCAAGACATCAATCAGTTCGCTGTCATCATGCGTATGCAGTTCGTCATTGATGATCAGATGGCTGTTGTAACCGTGTTTCGTACTGACTTCGGCGCTGAGCGGCGTGTAGAATGTCCCGGTCTCAGTGCCGGTAGCCGGGTCAACTGCAATGACGGAGTTTCGATAAACTGTGAGGCGTTCCGACAGCTCAGGCGATGCCAAGGTCATGCGCTTGACCGGTTCGAATATCAATCGCGCCTGCGCGCGGTCTTTGGCAGAGCTGTAAATCTCGGCGCCCGGCTCGCCGTCACAGGTTTCGACATACAGAATAATGCCAGCACCGAACGTCGTCTTGCCATTCTTGCGCGGGACAAAGACAAATCCCTCGCGGAATCGTCGCAGTCCGTCTGGGCGTTTCCAGCCAAACAAATTCGCAATGATTGCCTGTTCCCACCGCTCGAGTTCGAACGGCTGACCTGCTTTCGGGCCTTTGACGTGGGTAAGAAACGTCGGGAAAAAATCGATTGCCCGCTGCGCTTCGTCCTCATCGAAGCAACAATCACCTGCCAGCTCGAACGGGTCGTAACCCGGCAGACTGCACAACAAGCGCCGCCACTTTTTCGAGACGCGATTTGCCACAGCAAGTGTCATGTTTAATCGACACCAATCACTACAATGTCGTAGATTAAGCTGCTCGAGCCGGTGCCATCATGCTCTAATTTCAAATCGCTATTGGTTGTGATGTCGATTCCTCCGCTGCCCGGCGCCGTAAATAGCAATTCACCGCCGGGTGGTAGTAGCAATATGTCGGTCGCATCAGCAAACAAGCCCAGTGCATTCGCCGCTGCGCCGCCAATCTTGAGGCCCGCGTCGCTGGAGTAGTTTTTGATGTACAATGCTTTCAGTTCGTCTAACGTCAATGCGCCACCCAGTGGGTCACTCAGCGACCCATCATGAAAATCGAGCGTCTCATTCTCGCCATCACCCAGCGTGCGTTTGTCATGCCAAACCGTATCAGCCTGGTCGGCGCCTGTGCCGTTGTTCAAGGTCTTACCGCGATTCTGGCTCAGCGTGTCTTTTGGCGTACTCAAGTCCAGTGACTTACTGAATTCGATGTTCAATCCCAAACTAAGATTTGCTGTCAGGGCCATTTTATGCTCCTCCGAAAAATCGTTGTTTTTGCTGTTGATCCGTCGCGCGCGGCTGTGTTTCAAGACCGACGCGACTGGCTGGCGACATGCCAAATTCCGCGGCTATCTTGCGGAGCCGCTCCACCGCTTGATTGCGCACTGCTAACGCCGGATTCTGCACGACATTGCCTTTCTTCGTCACGACGACCACGCCACTGCCACCGGCGATCATATCCTGCAGAAATCGGTCCGCCTGACGCCAGTCGGCAAACGCCTGGCAATAAATAGCCAGCATCGTCCGGTCAATCTGCGTCAACAAGCCCAATCGCGCCAGCAGCGGCGCCGTCCGCTGCCACTCCCGACGTGCTTCACCAGTCAGCCAGCGCGGAATCCGAGGTCGATTTAAGGGTACGTTAACCCCCCCCTTTCGGCGCCCGGCGCGATTACTGCCGCGCAGCTTCAAAATCTTTGTAGGCATAGGTTTAGGTCCGCGTTTGGCCATGTCATACCCCCCCCCTCAAAACTCGCGAAAAAAAACGCGCGCTTCTGCGTGCGGTCTCCGCGGCGCAGGTTGTAGAGATTTTAAACCCCCTCGGTCGCGCTCTTCTGGTTGTGGTGCATCGTGCATAAACTTTGCC